CGGTGTACCGGTTCTCGGTATACCGGTAATTCATAAACTATCCAATATACATCAGTAAAGTTGGTACCGGTTTTTTTAATTAAATGACCTTTCAATTTTAAGGATGCCCAAGCTTTCTTAATTCTATTCCTACCTATTATACCATCATACTGACGTATTATCCAATCTTGCTTCAAATTCCATTGCGGAGGTAAAGATAGTAAATAAAGTAAAATAATCTGTTCATCAACACTATAATTTTTTTTTGGATGTAATGTTTCTTTTTTTATTGGAATTGTCCCTTTAATTCCAATAGTGTCACTTGCTCGATTTATTCTTTTATTCATTATCTTTGATTTTATTCCAACTTTTATTATGTAAAATATTGCTAACAGTTTGTTGATTAATACCAAACATTTGTCCCATTGCTTTTTGAGTTATACCCATTTGATAAAAGTTTTCGCGGATAAAGATAACCTGTTCTTCCCTTATTTTTGCATTACCGTGCATTTCACCACTTGCATTATGATTTTGATGTTTTGTATAATGCAGTGAATAGTATCGAGGGACCCATTTTAAGTTATCAACATGATTATTTAATTTATTAAAATCAATATGAATAACTTCATTATGATTTTCTGGATTTGGAATATATGTTTCCGCAACCAGTCGATGAATTTTAAATCGTATTTTCTTTCTATTTTTGGTATCAAATAAATCGAGCACCCTTAGTCCTTGCCACATTCTTGGTTCAACCCAAACATACTCGTTATCAGTCTTTTGGTAGACTTCACCGTGTTGTGTAACATAATAGTTTTCAAAAAAATTTTTCATAGTTTGTTTTTTTTATTATAAATATACAAAAAAAAATCAAAAGTTCAAAATAAATCAAAAAAAAAGTCCAGCGACTACACCAAAATCGCTGGACTTACAAAAACAAAAACTGGACCTATATTATAAATCCAAATAAAATATACAAAAAAAACCCGAGATTTCAAAATCCCGGGTTAATAAAAATAAAATAAAAAATGGAAGTCGACAAAGACTCCTTATAATATATAAATATCTCAACTTTTGATAAAATTATTTATATTTAAAAATAATGGGTGATGAAAGATTAAAAAAAAATATTGGGTTGAGATATCTAAATGAAGAAGGGATTATGATGTATTTCTGTAAAATGTGTGGAACGTGGAAACCAGAGACAAGTTTCTATCGCAAAAAAAATGGGGTGTATGGTAAAAATGAAGTATGCCGTTCACATTATCTCAAAAACAATAGATTAACCAAAGAAGAACGTCAAGCACAAGAAGACAACAAACATTTGCATTATTCAAAATTAACTGATGAAGATTTTGAGAATACCCAAGAATTTTTGCGATTAATGGGTTACGATACTGATGGTGAAAAAAGTGTGCATATACAATTCATGGAAAAATGGATATATAAAAAAATCGATAAGGTTTAGACTTTTGCTAATTATTTATATATTTATAATATAGATTAAATCTATAAAAACAGATATATGGGATGTAATTGCAAAAAATATGTTATTAACAACGAGAAGGATATCTACTTAAAAAAAGAAATAAGAGATTATTTGGTTGATACACCTGAATTCGACGCGAATAAAATATTTGATTTTTATCATCGCATGTATCCAAATTCAAAACCAACAACTTATGAAAATGCGTTGGAGGTTTTGAAAAAATTAACACTTTAAAACAATATGACCAATTTAAAACAGTATGAAAAAACCGACTATTATGTAACAGAAGAAGGAGATGTATATTCCAATAAATCAGGGGAATTAAAAAAAATGGCCACCACAATAAACAACAAAGGATATGTTTGTACATCAATCCATATCGATGGTAAAAAAATCACGAAAAAAGTACATAGGATGATACTAGAAACCTTTAAACCCACCGATGATAAAACTCTTCAATGTAATCATATCAATGGAATTAAAACGGATAATAACATTGAAAATTTGGAATGGGTAACTTGTAGTGAAAATATGAAACATGCATTTGCAAATAATCTAAAAGACCCTTTAAAGGGCGAAAAAAATGGGATGTCAAAACTTACTGAATTTGAAGTTCAAAATTTACGTTCAATGTATAAAACTGGTGGTTACAAACAAAAAGATTTAGCAAATATATTTCTACTAAGTGTTAGTCAAGTTAGCAGAATACTTAATAATAAAAAGTGGAAACATATATAATATCATGAAAAAAGTAGAAACCACATTTCCTGAAAATTGGAAAGAATTAATTTTAGAATCGGGTAAAGAAGGAAAACATATTACTGATTTTTTAATTAAACTTAATATATCTTGGGAAGCACACGACAAATTATTGGACCGAAATAAAGAGTACCATGAGACCGTAAGTAGTTATCAGAAACTTTGTGAACAATGGTGGTTTAACAATGCACACAATCACATGATTGAAAATGGTGGACGTAACTATAACGCAAGATTATGGTCGCTAATTATGAGGAATAAGTTCGGAAAAAATTGGTCCGATAAACAACAAGTAGATGTTACCAGTCAGGGTGAAAAAATTCAAGAAAATAAATTACAAATAGAAATAATCAAACCAAAAGATATATTATGAAATTTAAACGCGACGGCAAAGAATACAATTACAACTATCGTGCATTATGGGTAAGTCCCGAGGTACATCATCAGATTCGTTATCTGGCACTTAAAAATGAAACAACGGTTGATGGAGCGATAGCTATTCTTTTAAAAGAAAAAAAGAGTGAAGCTTCAGGTAAGTGAACTATATGAAAAAATAGAAAACGCAAAGACTGATAACAAAAGATATATCTTTTTGCGTGGTTCAACTCGTAGTGGTAAAACTTATGCTGCAACACAAAATGTGGTGGTTGAATGTTTATTAAATAAAATAACATTAACCATTGCCAGAGCAACCCAAGTCAGTCTTAAAGCAACAATCATTCAAGATTTCAAATCAATCTTGGAATCATTAGATATATTCAAAGATGAAAATTTCAATAAGTCAGAACTTATATATAAATTTGATAATGGTTCAATTGTAAGATTTATTGGTCTCGATGATTCCACTGGTAAACTACGTGGACTAAAATCTGACATTGTTCTTGTGGATGAAATAAACACGTGCAATAAAAACGAATTTGTTCAACTCGATATAAGAACATCCAAATATATTATCTGTTGTTACAACCCCGAAATTCCAATGGATTGGTGGGGTTTGGATTATGAAGGAAAAGAGAATGGAATAATGATACATTCAACATTTAATCAAAATCCATTTTTGGATGATGCAACAATTCAAGCAATCAAAGATTTAAAAAATGTTGATGAGGACTTATATCAAATATATAATTTAGGTCTCATAGTCGAACCAAAAGAAAAGATATTCACCCAACCAAAAACATATACATCATTACCTCCAACAATTAAATCGAAATATTATGGTATTGACTTTGGTTTTTCCAATGATGAATGTGCAATGGTCGAAGTAAATGTGGATGGAAAAAATATATATATAAAACAAATTATATATGATTTGGGATTAACAAACGAAGACCTTGCATTTAAAATAAAAGAGATTGGTATTGACAGAAACGCAAACATTGTCTGTGATTCAGCAGAACCAAAATCAATCAGTGAATTAAAAAAACATGGATTAAATGTTAGACCGGTTAGCAAGACCAGTATCTTATATGCAATCCAAAAATTAAAACAATTCTCAATTTATGTACATGAAGATTCAGTTGATTTGATAAATGAATTCTCAAACTATAAATTTAAGAAGGACCGTATTGGTAACATAACAAATACAACAACAGGAAAAGACCACTTAATTGATGCCACAAAATATGTGGTGGTTCAATTCCTGGACAATAAATCAAAACTATTAATCATATGATAATATACAATAACGACCAAAAAATAGAATTACCTCAAACACTTAGTATTAGACATTATCAAACTTTAACCAAGATTGGTAACCCAAACACATTTCAAATTATTTCTGTTTTGACTGGTATTCCTGAAAATGAATTAAAAGAATTGGAATCCGATAATTTTAATTTCCTTGAAAAGAAACTAGTACCCATGTTACATGTTGAAAAACCAAGTAAAATTATTTTTCAATTTAAACACAATGATAAGGAATATGGATTGGTCCAAGACTTTTATAAATTAACCATGGCAGAATGGGTTGACCTTGAGGTATATTCAAATGGTGAAAATGTATTGGATAACATTCATAAGATTATGGCCATATTATATCGACCTGTTGTTAAGAAATTAAAAAATAACAAATATCAAATTGAAAATTATAATTCAAATGATATTGAACAACGAGCAGAAGAATTCTTGGATTTACCATTAGAATTTTATTTAAGTGTATCAGGTTTTTTTTTGCAAAGCGTAACAATATTCACAAAAGTTTTAGCGGATTCTTTGAAACAGAAGAGTCAAATACAGATGGTCAAGACGAGAATAAAGAACAAGTTCAAGAAGATGTTCCAAAAGATAAAAACCAAACTGCGAGGTTTTATTGGAAATGCTTGATGATTCTCTGTAATGATGACATAACAAAAATGGAACAAATCAATAATATGAATGTAATTCTATGTTTGAATTTTTTATCTTATAAAAAGGACGAGGCAATTGAAATGAAGAATGAAATGAAAAAAATGCAGGGTAAAAATAACGTTCGTTAAAAAGTATTTATTAAAGAATGGAACATTATTTAACTTATAAAAAACTAATTGAGTTAATATCGCAAAATCTTCCAATTAAAATTAAAAGTTTTAATACTGGTGATTTAAGTTATTTGGGTAAAGAAAACAATCCAACACTTTATCCTTTGATGCATGTTGTTCCAAATCAAATAACATATAATGAAAATACAACTCAGTTTACACTAAACATTTTATTTTGCGATATAGTAAACACTGACATGAGTAATGAGGTTAATGTCATATCAGATATGAATCTTGCATGTAGGGATTTTCTATCACAGATTAAGCTGGGCGTATTCTATGATTATTTTGATACAGACCTACCAAACACATCAACGACGTTTCTGGAACGATTTAATGACCATTTGGGAGGTGTCGAATTAAATATTCCTGTAACAATCTTTGAGGACATGAATGCGTGTGACCAATACGAACCAATCCCGTCTCCAAGTCCATCTCCAAGTGTAACACCCACACCTTCATTAACTCCATCAATAACTCCGAGTGTAACTCCATCAGAAACTCCGAGTGTAACTCCATCTTTAACACCAACTCCAACACCAACACCATCATCTATACCAGTGACTTTTACAGGAATGACAATAGTTGGTAATAGTTATACAACATTTAATGGAAATACTAGAAATAGAATTGTTAGATTAAATAGTGATGGAACAGAAGATACTGCATTTTATACAAATTTAGGTACAGCATTTACCACTGGTGGTGTTAATACAACAATAACTCAACCTGATGGAAAAATAATATTAGCCGGTACTTTTGGTGTTTTTAATGGATTAACAAGAATATATTTAATTCGTTTAAACAATGACGGAACAGAAGATACTGCATTCTATACAAATTTAGGTACATCATTTAATCTTATTTTAAATTGGGCATCACTTCAATCCGATGGAAAAATAGTAGTTATTGGCGGATTCACAACATTTAATGGAAATACTAGAAACAGAATTGTTAGACTAAATAGTGATGGAACTGAAGATACTGCATTTTATACAAATGTTGGAACAGGATTTGGTGCTCAACTATTTCATTCGGCTATTCAATCTGATGGAAAAATATTGGTAGTTGGTTCATATTCAACATTTAATGGAAATACTAGACTTAGAATTGTTAGATTAAATTCTGATGGAACAGAAGATACTGCATTTTATACAAATTTAGGAACAGGATTTAGTGGTCAGATTAATTATGTTGCTCCTCAATCCGATGGTAAAATAGTAATTGTTGGTGGATTCACAACATTTAATGGAAATACTAGAAACAGAATCGCTAGATTAAATAATGACGGAACCGAAGATACTGCATTCTATGCAAACTTAGGAACAGCATTTACTATTGGTCCAAACGATATCTTAATTCAATCTGATGGAAAAATACTAATTGCTGGTAATTTTACAACATTTAATGGATTAACAAGAAATAGATTAATTAGATTAAATAATGATGGAACAGAAGACACTGCATTCTATACAAATTTAGGGTCAGCATTTGGTGGTACTGTAACTTCTCTTATGGAACAACCTGATGGTAAAATATTGGTAGCTGGTGCATATTCAACATTTAATGGATTAACAAGAAATAGATTAGTTAGATTAAATAATGACGGAACCGAAGATACTGCATTCTATACAAATCTTGGAACAGGATTTAATGTAGGTTCATTAACTTCAATGTCATTAAATTAAGATTCATATATATAATATGCAACATTACTTAACATATTACAAATTAATTGAATTAATTAAAGATAATCTTCCAATCAAAATGAAGAGTTTTGGTCATGGAGATATCGTTTATTTTGGTGAAAGAAATGAGAACACATTATATCCATTAATGTTTGTAACACCACTTCAATTTACTTATGATGAAAATACAACACAAGCAAATTTATCCATAATTTTTGGTGATATTGTTAATACAGATTTATCAAATCAGGTTGATGTTGTAAGTGATATGAGTCTTGCAGCAAGAGATTTCATGAGTCAGATTTCAAATAAAGGTGGAACATTTTATGATTATTTTGATGTTGTTGTACCTGTTATATCAAACACATTTGTTGAAAGATTCAATGACCATATTGGTGGTGTTGCATTGGATATTAATATAGTATATTTTGAAGATATTAATGCATGCGACCAGTATGTATCTCCAACACCAACTCCAACTCTTACCCCAACTCCAACTGCAACCCCATCAGAAACTCCGAGTGTTACTCCTTCAGGAACCCCATCTTTAACACCTACACCATCATTAACCCCATCTAAAACCCCAACTCCGACTCCATCAGAAACCCCAAGTATTACACCAAGTCAAACCCCAAGTATTACTCCATCTATGAGTGTCACACCGAGTGAAACTCCAAGTATTACTCCTTCAGAAACTCCATCTTTAACACCTACACCATCATTAACCCCATCAGAAACTCCGAGTATAACACCGAGTGAAACTCCGTCTTTAACACCGACACCATCATTAACCCCATCAGAAACTCCAAGTGTAACTCCATCTTTAACACCTACACCATCATTAACTCCTTCAGAAACTCCAAGTGTAACACCGAGTGAAACTCCATCTTTAACACCTACACCATCATTAACCCCATCAGAAACCCCAAGTATTACTCCTTCAGAAACTCCATCTTTAACACCTACACCATCATTAACTCCTTCAGAAACTCCAACTGCAACCCCGTCAGAAACTCCAAGTGTTACTCCTTTTGAAAGTCCAACTCCGACTCCATCAGAAACTGCAACTCCAAGTGTAACTCCATCTTTAACACCGACACCATCATTAACACCATCTGAAACCCCAACTGCAACCCCATCAGAAACTCCGAGTGTAACACCATCTGAAACTCCGAGTGTAACACCATCTGAAACTCCATCTTTAACACCTACACCATCATTAACCCCATCAGAAACCCCAAGTGTTACTCCATCTGAAACTCCGAGTGTAACCCCATCATTGACACCATCTATGAGTGTAACACCAAGTGAAACTCCATCTTTAACACCGACACCATCATTAACTCCATCGATAACTCCGAGTTGTCAAATTATTACACAATATTTGGAAGTTGATTTTGGTGGTTGTCATAATTTTCAATTATCATTATTTAATGACCCATCATTTACAAGTCCAGCAAACGCATTTTGCAATTATATTGTATCAGGATGTGCATATGGTGATTTAGGTACGATTTATTGTGGAACTGAAACAATTGCACAAGGAGACCATAATCATAGTTTTAATTTAAATCCTGTATTACAACCTGGTGAATGTGTAACAGGTTTTAGTGTGAACAGTGTTGATACGTCGGCATGTGCATGTCCAACTATTGTAAATTTTGCACCATATGTTACACCAACTCCAACTCCTACATTATCACCAACTCCAACCCCATCATTAACTCCAAGTATAACACCATCTGAAACTCCGAGTGTAACACCATCTGAAACTCCGAGTGTAACACCATCTGAAACCCCAAGTGTTACTCCTTCAGAAACCCCAAGTGTTACTCCTTCAGAAACTCCAAGTGTAACACCATCTGAAACCCCAAGTGTTACTCCTTCAGAAACTCCAAGTGTAACACCATCTGAAACCCCAAGTGTTACTCCTTCAGCAACTCCAAGTGTAACACCATCATTAACACCTACTCCATCATCAACATCTTCAACTCCTTCCTATCTTAAATTATTATTTGGTGGTCAATTTACACAATTTAATGGTCAAGTAAGACAAAGAGCCTTACAATTAGATGAAAGTGGAACAGAGGATACAACATTTTATACAAATTTAGGAACAGGATTTAATGGTCAGATTAATTGGGCAGATAGACAATCTGATAATAAAATAATTCTTGCTGGTTCATTCGGAACATTAAATGGTATTACAAGAAATAAATTAGTTCGTTTAAATAGCGATGGAACTGAAGATACGGCATTCTACACAAATCTTGGAACGGCATTTAATACTACTACTCAATGTGTAAAAATACAATCTGATGGAAAAATATTAGTTGGAGGTGTTTTTTCAACATTTAATGGTAATACAAGAAATAGATTAGTTCGTTTAAATAGTGATGGAACTGAAGATACTGCATTCTATACAAATTTAGGTACATCATTTGCTGATACTGTTCGAGTACAAAATGAACAATCTGATGGAAAAATATTGGTAGGTGGTGTATATACTTCATTTAATGGAAATACAAGAAATAGATTAATTCGTTTAAATAGTGATGGAACTGAAGATACCGCGTTTTATGCAAATTTAGGAACAGCATTTGATGGTCCGATTAATGATATCATTATTCAATCTGATGGTAAATTATTGATAGCAGGTAATTGGACTACATTTAATGGAAATACTACAAATGATTTAGTTAGATTAAATTCAGATGGAACAGAAGACACATCATTTACAACAAATATAGGAACAGGATTTACAGGTCAAGTATATAGTTGTAAAATCCAATCAGATGGTAAAATAGTTGTAGGTGGTACTATAACACAATTTAATGGTAATACTAGAAATGGATTAATTAGATTAAATTCAGACGGAACAGAAGATACTTCATTTTACACAAATCTTGGAACGGGTTATAATAATACTGTTCATGATATTGAAATTCAATCTGATGGGAAAATAGTTGTTGGTGGTGCATTTACACAATTAAATAGTGTATCTAGATTATATGGAATGAGATTAAATTCAGATGGAACTGTAGATACCTCATTTTATTCAAACTTAGGAGCATCATTTAATTTAACAGTATTAGCAATATTATTAAATTTTGGTACCGTTCCACCGGTTACTCCAACACCAACACCAAGCATAACACCATCATTAACCCCAACTCCAACTCCAACACCAAGTCAAGGAGGCGCACCAAGTGTTACACCATCTCCTACACCATCAACATTGCCTCTTCAAAAAATATTAGTCGGTGGTAATTTTGCTACTTTTAATGGATTGTCAAGAGCCAGAATGATTCAATTAAATAATGATGGAACAGAAAATACATCATTTTATACTAATCTTGGAACAGGATTTGTTGGTAATATAGCTTGTACAACAATACAATCTGATGGAAAAATATTAGTTGGAGGTACTATAACATCATTAAATGGAAATACAAGAAATAGATTAGTTCGTTTAAATAGTAATGGAACCGAAGATACGGCATTCTATACAAATCTTGGAACCGCTTTTACTGGTGCTAGTGTTAGTGTCGAAGCAATATTTGTACAATCTGACGGAAAAATATTAGTGGGTGGTTTATTTACTAATTTTAATGGAAATACAAGAAATAGAATAATTAGATTAAATTCAGACGGAACTGAAGATACCGCGTTTTATGCAAATTTAGGAACAGGATTTGGTGATGTTGTGAGAGGATTTCAAGAACAATCCGATACAAAAATTTTAGTTGCTGGTCAATATACAACATTAAATGGTATTACAAGAAATAGATTTGTTCGATTGAACAATGATGGAACCGAAGATACGGCATTCTATACAAACTTAGGTACATCATTTAGTGCTATTACTAGTGATGTTAAATTACAATCTGACGGAAAAATAGTAATAGTTGGTAATTTTACAGGATTTAATGGTAATGTTAGAAATAGAATAATTAGATTAAATAGTGATGGAACTGAAGATACTGCATTCTACACAAATCTTGGGTCAGCATTTACTACAAGTGCAACCGATATCTTAATTCAATCTGATGGAAAAATACTAATTGGTGGTGCATTTACATTATTTAATGGTAATGTTAGAAATAGATTAATTCGTTTAAACAGTAATGGAACCGAAGATACTACATTCTATACAAATTTAGGAACAGCATTTGGTACTAGTGCTACTAATTTTATTAATGCCCAAAACGATGGAAAAATATTAGTGGGCGGTTTATATACAACATTTAATGGATTAACAAGAAATAGATTAGTTAGATTAAATTCAGACGGAACCGAAGATACCGCATTCTATACAAATCTTGGAACAGCATTTAATTCTTCAGTTACTTCAGTTCAATTAAGTTAATATGGAAGAACAGATATTAAATCAAATTGCTGATTTGTTAAAAACAAATATTCAGTCCAATTTAAAAAAGAATTATCCATCACGAACTTATTCGGGTCAAGCAAAACCTGTAAGTGGTCGATATCCAACACCCATTGCAAATAAGATTGCAAGTGGTAATTTATATAATTCAGTTAATGTTGAATGGGTATCTGATTTTGATGATGGTCTTCCAAAATTGGTTGTTGATTTTGGTTCTGCTGATTATTGGGAATATGTTGAAAATGGAAGAAGACCTGGTCGTTATCCACCATTAGGTCCGATAGATAGATGGACCGTAAGAAGAGTTAAACCAGCTAGAGATGAGAAAGGTAGATTTATTCCAAGAAAATCGTTGGTTTATTTAATCAGACGTTCAATTGGAAAATATGGTATATTCGGAATTAAATTTTTGGAGAATGCAATCAATACAACAATTGATGAAATTGAAGAAAAGATTGGTGAAGCAGCAAAGATATATTTCGAGAATTACATAAAGGAGAATTTGGATTTTAATTAAAATATTTATATTTACAATATATGGCGATATCAATTGTACGCAGTCCTGAACCATTTAGTCCCGTTTTGAGTGATGGATTGTATTTCATCGTTAGTGGTGATACAACAAATAAATTTGATTACAAATATACATTTACTGTTTCAGTTAATGGTGTTCAAATTTATGCAGGAAAAACGACACCAAATCCATATGGTCTAGGGACAATTGATGTATCAGAAATATTAAAGAATTATTTAAACAATCAACCAGTCAGTAGTTGGTCAGGGACATCAATTTATGTTCACCAAACATTTCCATTTTCCAATCCAAATATTGAAACGGGAACTGGTAACACATTTGTAAAATATTATGTGGTTCGATGTGGTGAAGAATATTCATCAACCCAATTTGGAACTGTAACAGGATTTACAGGTATTGGAAGTAATGTCGGTAGTCCCGCACAACAAAATGGTACATATAAGGTCTATAACGGAACGATGGGTTCAAACCAAGATTCTGATTTAGAAAATTTTGATTATCAAACTATTGTTATGGATGGTTTACCTGACTTAGGTAGATTCATGACCAATGCACCAAGAACCACATATATACGTGAAAGAGATTGGTTTACATTAGGATTTACAAACTGGTGGATTAGTAATGTAAGAGTGTCAGAACCTTATTATGTTGAATATAAATTTTATGATGTCAATAATAATTTATTATCAACTGTAACATACGATAATATATTACAAAATGGTGGTGGACCAAGAAATGATTGTAACGCCAATTATCTTGGATTTGTATTTACCAAATTTGTAACAGATTACAATATATTATATGTTGGTGCTGGTCCAAAGAATTTGGATGCGATAATGCCAGCAAATACGAAAAGATATACGGTACAATTATTTGGTGGATATCAAGGTTCGGTTGAAGATGTTTCTCCAACACCAACCGCAACTCCATTCCCATCCACAACTCCTGATTGCGTTTGTAATGAATATACGTTGACAAATAATGATGCGATAAATGAACAAGTATATTCTTATATTGATTGTACAATAAAGACAAGAATCACAGGTTCGATTCGAGCATTACAAAGTCAGACAATTTGTGCATGTATTGATTCTATTTTATATCCACCAATTATTGACGTGACTGACAATGGTGCATGTGTATTAGTAACACCAACTCCAAGTTCAACACCCTCATTAACACCAACGCCAAGTGTAACGAGAAGTCAAACACCAACACCATCGGTTACCCCATCATTAACGTCATCAACAAGTCCAACACCCACACCATCTGCAAGTATTAATTTATCTCTGACACCAACGCCAAGTCAAACTTTAACACCGTCTGTGACTCCAAGTTTAACAAGAACACCATCAGTTACCCCAAGTTTAACCCCAACTTTAACACCATCTACAACTCCATGTACTTGTGAAACATATCAAATAACAAATGGTAGTTTATTAGATGTTGGAACATATGAATATTTTGATTGCACAACAAAAGTATTAACCAGAAAAAGTATAAGTAAGAATACAGTTATTCAAGTTTGTAGTTGTACATTCCCAACCACTGAAGATGGATTTATTGAGATAATTTATGTGTGTAATTCTTGTCCATGTCCAACTCCATCAACAAGTGCAACACCAACTGTAACGAGAACTCAAACACCAACTCCAACTCCAACGAGAACTTTAACACCAACACCAACACCGACTCCATCATCCACACCTTGTGCATGTAGTGAATATTCCGTACAAAATAACGAAGCAACTTCAACAACGGTCGGATATACAAGTTGTACAACAGGTCAATCAACTTCAGTAGTTATTGGTGCAGGTGCTACATCAACATTCTGTTCATGTAGTTTACCTGAATCAATTCCACCTGGTAAAAATATCGTAATAACATTAAATGGTGCTTGTCCACCTCCAGGTTAAAAATTAATATATGAGTGTTCCAGTAAATCCAGTACCAACCAGTTATATAAGTGGTAATTGTCAAACATATACCGCAGTCTCAGAATTATTTACATTTGAGATTGAACCCGATTGCACGCGTGGTTATAACCAAAAACAATTCATGTTCAAAAACAGATTTGGATTATATGATTATATGTGGTTCAAAGGAAGTATTGAAGAAGGATTGGGAATATCACGACAAAGTTATAAAACATGGTCAGTTTCTTGGACAGATAAATTGGCCAATTTAAATAAACAAAGATACGATAGAGGTCTTACTGACGCAGATGTTTCTATTATTGAAACTCACATCGTAAATACAGGATTCATATCATTGGAAGAATTTCAGTGGTTAGAAGAATTGATGACAAGTTCAGAAGTGTATATTATCAATGATGATAATCAATTAAGACCAGTAAATATAACTAACGCAGAGTACGTAAGAAAAATAGAAAATTTCCAACCTATTTATAATTTGGAGATAACTTATGTTTATGCGAATAATATAGCATTAGTAGGTAACAACAGATGAAAAGAAAGATAAAATATCCCATTGAGGAACTCTTAAAACCACTCGGTGAAAAGAAGTGGCAAGGTAATGTTTATGGTGCCAGATTTGATGGTCAAATAATAATGAATGTTGAAAAAGAAGATATTCCTTCTCCAAGTCCGAGTCCAACACCAAGTGTAACTCCGAGTGTTACTCCATCGATATCTGTTAGTCCTTCAGTAACACCTAGTGTTACCCCATCAGTAACTCCAACACCTAGTACATCTGCATTAGCAATTTTATCATTTCAACAAACTGATAATACTTTTACAAATGGTGATAGCAATGCTTGTTCACCATATGGTCCCGTATATACTTATAATCAAAGGACAGCTACTATTGGTGGAGCAGCAGGTACATCAGACATTACTTGTCAAATTGATAATTCATCAGTTCAATGGGGTTTACAATCTAAATTAACAATAAACAGTGGTACTAATTGGAATAGTGGTACTTGGACAGTTAGATTAAGGACAAGTTCAACCATGCCAACTGGTATTAGATTGTATGAAATATATGTTTGTAGAGTTAATAGTTCTAATGTAAATCAATCAACAATATGTGCAGATACGTTTGATGAAGTCCTTTCAACAGATACAACATATACCTACAATTTAACAGGCACATCTCAAACTCCTTCTTCGGGAGATTATGTTAATATTGTATATGTTTTTAGAAACACTAATAGTTCTGGCGCAGCAACACGAACTTTTACAATTAAATCAAATCAAATTATTGATTCTCCATTTACTTAATATTTAACTAATTAACAATGAATGGAAACACAATTACTTGTTCAGATAGCAGAAAACCGATGGGACAGTCTCGACCTGTTCGATGAGATTCCTATTTCTGTAACTATCCAAGAGACCGATGTTCTTCAAGTTGATGCAAGAAAATCGAGTTTCTCAAAAACATTTACAATACCTGGCACAAATACCAATAACAAATTCTTCAAGAATTTTTATTCATTAATATCCACGGATTTTGATGCATTACAAAAAATACCTTGTATTATTACAAGTAAAACAACCATTTTATTTCAGGGATATTTAAGACTTAATTCTGTAACAATTAACAATACCAGTTACGAATATGAAGTTTTTGTTGTATCCAATCTAACAGATTTTTTTAGTCAAATCAAAGATTACCAATTACAAGAATTGGATTTTGGTGATTTGATACATGACAGAACTTATTCCAATGTAACAACAAGTTGGGAAGCAAATGGAGACGGTGTAAGTGGTTTATTTGGTGGTAAGATAATTTACCCCATGATTAACTATGGATTAAGATATGACAATCCTGGTGGTACTGGTACGACCATTCCACAATGGGAATTCACCTATAATTCAGGACGAACGATAACCAATCCAATCTATGCAATCCCAACAGATTATTTCAAACCAGCAATTCAAATTAAAACTGTTATTGACAGAATTGCTGAAAATACAACATTTACAATCAATTCAGAATTTTTTGATACCGATTATTTTAAATCCATATATATGGATTTATTTTCTAATGGATTTAATTCAGAAGAACTAAGTCAATCAGGTAATACCAATCAAAATCTTTTTAGAATATACTCCCCAAGTGAACAAACATTTTTTCATAATTCAAATGTTTTTGCTCCACCATTTACCACATCAAGACAACAAGAAATTCAATTTAATTCTTTTGGAACAGATGGGTATGATAATTTGAATAATTATATCTTTTTTTCATCTTCATCAACACCACCAATCAACAACTATTTTAGAGCACCAAGAACGGGACAATATTATTTTAATTTGATGTTCAATTTTGCAGCATCATTTAATTTCCCTGGTCGAATTGCTTATTTCCAAATCATTGCAAGAAAATCATCATCAACATCAGGATTGGTGAATGGGACGATTGTCTATTCCACAAATTCATTGTTTGTTAATGGTATTCCAACTGATTTTGTTCCACAGAATTTATTTTTCAATGTTAATTTAAATGCGGGTGAATATATAAAACTATTTTTAGTTCTTAATGCTGGTAATGGACCCGAAGCAAACGTCGTATTGTATCCATATAATTTTGGTGGAATAACAAAACAAGCACCGATGTTTGAATTGTATAATTCACCGGGAATTGACCCAGCAACAGTGATTAACATAAATCAAGGTATTGTTAATACGAGTTGTGTTGATTTCATTAAATCGTTGGTGACCATGTTTAATTTGGTTATTGTTACCGATGATGAATCAAGAACAATTAGAATGGTTCCATACAATTGGTATTTTGATGAAACAAGTAGAATCAAAAAAGATTGGAACAAAAAACTTGATTTAGATTCAACCTATAAAATTTCTCCGAATAATTTTGAACTAGCCAAAATTCAAGAATGGTCATATCTAAGTGGTGAAGATGAGTATTTAAACAAAATGTTTGAAGACCAAAACACTTATGTATTTGGTAGAAAACGATTTGTGTCATCATCCAACATTTTAACGGATGAACAAAAATATGAATTGATATTCTCACCATTACCAACTGATGGATTACCTGGTGCTCCAAACTTTATTATTCCAAACACAAGTAGATTTAACTCAGATACAGGAACTTATGAACAATACAACGCTAATCCACATATATTCTTTTGGGTTGGAAATCGCTACGCGTATAGTGGTGATACCAAGTCATTTGTTCAACCATATTATATTTTTAATGACAGTTTTGTGGCACAACCATGGACAACCTATCCATGCGTTTCTCACTTAAGCAATTTGGATATTCTTGACCCAAATTTTGTTTCAGATTTATCATTCAATTCTGATTTTGATTTCTTCTCAAGGAATACAACATTATCAGTATTCTCAACACAAAACACCTTATTTAATTTCTTTTGGTCGGATTTGATTAATGGAATATATTCCAAAGAATTTAGAAAGGTTCAAGCAAAGATATGGTTGACACCACAAGAAATCGCGGATGTCAGTTTAACTGATAAAATATATATAAAGAATGCTAGTTATCGAATTGAAAAGATAACCGATGCAGATTTAACTGTTGAAAAATTAACTGATGTTATTTTGGTTAGAGATATTGTAGAATATTATAAACAGACATCAACAGATTTACCAGCACCAGTATATAGTTTAGAACCAAACGCACTTGCACCACAATTAACAGGATATTCTCAAGATTATTTCTATGTGAGTGTTAATTATGATGAGGTATGTGATAGTACAGCATCATATGTCCAATTACGTTGGTTTGGAACATTTAATTTTACAGGAACCATTGTATATGATACGAACTTCAATGTGTTACCATTTGGAACATTCTTAAGAAGAGTATCAACAACACCATTATGTGTAGTTGCAGATTATGGTGGAATGATTGAAGAAGTTCTACCAAGTCCATGTACTATTCCATAAAATGGTTATAAAAAATAATATTTATCTAATATGGCAGTTAGAACAATTGGTTTAGAAATTAAAATTGATGGTGTAAGTAAAACAGTATCATCAATTAAAGAACTTGAAACTGAAATTCAAAATCTCCAACAGAGATTAAAAGGTGTTGCGATTGGGAGTGATGAATTTAAACGTTTACAAGGTGAATTACGTGCCGCATCAGGTGAATTAGAAGACTTTAATAAAAGGTCAGAAGGGATATCTCTTGAACGTCAAATTGAAGCGGTAGGGAAATTCACAGGAGGTGTTACCGCTGGTTTTGCTGCGGCTACTGCAGCAGCACAATTATTGGGTGCTGAACAAGAATCTCAAGAACAGATTACCAAGGCGGCAACAACCGCACAAAATTTATTAACAGTAGCATTAGGTGCTAGAGCCATTGCAGAAGTTGCGGTCAGTGCGAATACATTAATTCAAGTTGCATCAACCAAAGCGGCGACCCTTGCGACCACGGCACAAACAATTGCAACAAGAGGACTCACCGCCAATTTGAGAGCGTTGTATGCAACCTTATTAGCGAATCCATATACAGCAATACTTGCGGTAGTTGGTGCGTTAGCAGCCGCATATCTTGCGTTTAGTGATTCTGTGGATGAAGCGGCTGTTAGTTTAGAAAAACTACAAAATGCGGCACAAAATACAAATCAAGAAATCGCAAGACAAAAATTACTTGATGAACAACAAGTTTTATTGGCTGAAAAACGTGGAGCATCAGAACAAGAAATTGCTAGATTAAGACAACAGGGTGTTGATAATGAACGTAGAATGTTAACACTTCTACAACAACAATTAAATAATCAAATTGCAAGATTATCAAATTTAAAAGCAACAGGAAGGGCAACAAAAGAAGAACTTGATTTACTTCAACAATTAAATAAGGATTATATTACAACCACCAATTCTTTAATTACATTAGGTAATCAACAATTGAAAAATGAGATTGAAATCACCAATGAAAAGAAAAAACAACGTGAAGAACAAGCTCGTATTAATAAAGAACGTCGAGCTGAAAGTAGAGCGTTAGAAATTAGTCTTATTGAAAATCAAACTTTAAGAGAATTAGCCACATTAGAAGAAAAATTTAATACTGATTTAGATAAAATTGATAAAACAAGAAAACAAGATAGACTTAATCTTGAGAAAAAATATAATCAAGATAGAGCAAAAATTTATGAAACTTTTTTCAAAACAATTGATGATTTACAAGAAGAGAATTTTTTAAGTGAATCTGATAAATTTGCTTTATCTCAAAAAAGAACTTTAGAACAATTTCAAAAATTCTTTCAAGACTACTTTGAAATTTATGATACAGAATATTTTAAGAAAAATATAATCTTAGAAAGATTAACACAAAAACAACGTACTGATGCTGTTGAATTTGCTAATAAACAAATTATTGAAGGGTTAAAATCTTTAAATGAATTACAAGAAAATTTAGGAAAACAAAATCTAAATAATCAAATTGAATTATATGAAAGAGAATTTAAACAATTTGAAACAGCCGAATTAAATAAATTTAAATCTTTTGTTGAATTTAGAGAAAAAGAAAAAATTTTACAAGGTCAAAATAGAGATTTAACTTTTATAGAACAATCAAGATTAGCCGCAATAGTAAAATTAGAAACCGACAGATATCAAAAAAGTTTAGAGTTATTACGAAAAATTAATATTGAACGTTTAAAATTAGTTAATGAAATAACTCAAGCGGAAAAGAAATCCAATGAGGAAGTTTTACAAAACGACAAACAATATTTTACTGATTTATTAAAACTCCAAGAAACCTATAAAGGTGATAAGGAAAGATTAGATAGAGAAATTACAAATCTTGACAACCAGAGAAAACTCCGTGATTTACAAACGGAGAAAAAATTGGTTGATGAAAAAATCCGTATATATGAAAAATATAATCAGGATTTAAATGCTCTCAATACAAGAAGAGCACAATTAGAAGGAAGATTAACAACGGAATTTGGTGGACCATTTATTGAAGGAATAACTCCTCAAGAAGATTTGGCGGCAATCCAAGGTGAATTGGCGAGAGTTAAAAAACAAATCAATGATTATGTTGCAGGTGTTATTGACCCTGTTGAACTTGAGAAATTAAAAAATCGTGCATTAGAATTACAAACCGCAATCAATACCGCAACTAATGTAAAACCAGCTGATGATTCATTCCAAACTGCGTTAGGTAATATTCAAACTTATCTTCAAACTTTTTCAAATGCAATTAATACAATTGGTCAATTAACACAAACACAATTTTCAATGCAATTGGAAAAATTGGAAAGTGACTATCAAAAAACAATGGATAATATTGTTGGTGATACGGTTGAAGCAAATGCAAAAAGAACAGAAGCCGAAAAAATCTATCAAGAAAAAAAGAAACAGATTGAAAAACAAGCAAGAATTTCATCTCTTCAAGCGACCTTAATTCAAACGATTGCAAGTGCAGCACAAGCGGTTGTAACGACATTGGCCAATCCAAATCTTGGTCCCGCAGGAAAAGCCATCATCATTGGTATTGAAGGGTTATTGGCCACAGCGTCCATTGCTACCATTCGTCAACAAATTGCGCAAGCACAAGCATTAAGACGTGGTGGTAAAATTAAAAAACAAATGGCAACTGGTGGTATGGTCGTAGGTCCAAGTCATGAACAGGGTGGTGTTAATTTTGGAAGATTCGAATTGGAAGGTGGTGAGGCTGTAATTAATCGTCAATCATCCTTAAATTATGGTGGGTTGTTATCATCAATTAATGAATCGGGTGGAGGTCGTCCAATCATCAACAATGTTCTTGATTCTCGTTTGGTTGAAGTTCTTGCAAAAGGTAGACAAGAACCAATTCGTGCTTATGTATTTGAATCAGATATTACCAATGCACAAACCATCAACAGAAAATTGGAACAATTAACGACATTATAAAATATTTATATATATATGAAAATTATAGAACTAACAATTGAGGATTTATTTGCAGAAGATAGTGGAGTCGATGCGGTAGCATTTGTTGAGAATCCTGCGATTGAAACCAAATTTATATATTTCAATTCTGAAGAATTTGAAAGTTATAATGATTATCCTGAAGCAGCAAAAAATAATGCATGTAGAGCCATCAAATGGGCCGAAGAAAACGGATGGGGTTCTTGTGGAACTCCCGTGGGAAAAATTCGTGCAAATCAATTGTGTAATGGAGAAAATGTTACAGAAGAAACAATCGCTAGGATGGCAGCATTTGAAAGACACAGACAAAATTCTGAAACGCCATATGGTGAAGGTTGTGGAAAACTCATGTGGGATGCATGGGGTGGTGATGAAGGTGTGGAATGGGCACAAAGAAAGTTAGGTCAAATCAGAGAAGAAATGGCCGAAATTGGTCCTCGTGGTGGAATTAAAGAATCTCCCAAAGCACCAAAATCAGATACACCCAATCCAAATCCAAAAGGAGAAGGTTCTGCTCGTGGTAAAGCATCCGACACACGTTCAGCGGAAGTTGATAAACAAACCGAAGAATCTTTGCAAAAAAAGTCGGATGAATTCAATGAGAAGTATAAAGATAAATTGGGATATGGTACAACCGTGGGAATGTTGAAATCAGTTTATCAACGAGGAATGGGAGCATACAATACAAGTCATTCACCCAATGTAAATTCAGCAAAACAATGGGCGATGGCTCGTGTTAATGCGTTTCTTTATTTGGTAAAGAATGGTCGTCCTGAAAATAGCAAATATGTTACCGATAATGATTTATTACCAAGTGGTCATCCAAAAAAGGGTAAATCAGAAGATATGGAAATCGATGTTTCAAATCTTCCTGAATATGTAAATTATCCAACGGGTAAAACCGATAACGATATGTTAATTGAATATTTCTCAAATTGCGGAATTACCGAAGAACAATTCAAAATGGAGTTTGCTGATGCTGCTGAAATTCCATGGGGTGAAGGTGATATCTTACCAAGAGATGAAAAGAAAGGTAGAACATTTTACAAATACACTGGTCCAAATCCTGAACGAGATTTTTGTCGTCAATTGATGGGTCTTAATAGACTCTATACGTATGAGGAAGTTAAACAAGCCAATAACATTGCGGTCAATGCTGGTTTTGGTCCTGATGGTTCATCAACCTATGATATATGGTTTTATAAAGGTGGACCGAACTGTAAACATTATTGGCAGAAAGTATATGCAACATTACGTAATCAAGAATCCAAAGGACCTGCAAGAGGTAAAGCCGGTACACCAATGTTTGACCAACCAAATCGTGGTTATTTAAACCCAAGGATGTCTCAAATTAATTTTGTTGAGAGATTACCTGGCGAATCAAAAGACGATTACCTTGGTCGTTGTATCCCCGTATTAATTGGTGAGGGATACAAACAAGACCAAGCAATTGCAATCTGTATATCAGATTTTAAAAATTTTAAATCTATGGAAATGACAATATTCGGTTATACCACAAAATATTTTTATTTGTGTGCAATAGCCCAACAATTATTTAAAAAATTAGTTTCAGAAGAAAATACGAGAGATGAAGTTGTAATGATTAGAATTGCGGCAGTTATTGTCGACCAAATTTTTGAGATTGAAGCAAAAGAAGAAATTACCGAGGAAGATTATCAAAATGCAATAAAATTGAAAAATGATTTCTATGAAATCTTTGAACAAATTGAAATCTTAAAAGGTGAGAAATATGATTTAACTTTTGTGGAAAATCATCTTGATATCATTGAAGAGAAAGTAAAAAAAAACTTTAAATCATCCTTCCGTTTTGTAAACGAGGAAAAAAGATTGGTGGTAAGTCCATTGATGATACCTCATATTTTGATTCCAAGAAGAAACGAGGTAAATGGTGAGAAATATTATGTAAAATTCTCACCTCAAACCATTGAACAAATCCAAAGAAAATATAATTTGGAGGGAAGAATGAGAAATACCAATCTTGAACATAATTCAGATGAATCAATGAAAGATGCTGTATTGGTTGAAAATTGGTTGGTTGAAAATGAGAACGATAAAATTTACAATTATTTTACCAAAGATGATGTTCCATTTGGTTCATGGGTTGGTGTTTTCTATATTATTGAAAGTGAAGAAGGAAATATGTTATGGAAGAAAATCAAAGATGGTGAAGTAAAAGGATTATCTGTTGAAGGTAATTTTATCTTAAATTAATTTTGTAATAAAAAATATCATTTAATTAAACATTTATATTTATAAATGTTATCAATAACATAAATTAAAAAATTATTATATGAAAAATAGCTTGATAGAAAAAGTTAAAGGTTTTTTCAAACAAGAATTTGAATCTTTGAAGTTCGCAACCGCAACTTTATTGGATGGAACCGTTGTTTCTAACAACGAAGAAACCCAAGAATTTGAAGTTGGTCAATATCTTTATATTCAGAAAGAATCCACACTATCTCCCGCTCCTGCTGGCAAACACGAAACCACCGAAGGTTTTGTTCTTGAAGTAGATGAGGCCGGTCAAATTGTGGCCATTTATGAAAAAGAAGATGAGAGAGAAGGTGAGTCTGAAGCAGATAGAGTTGCAGAAGATGTAAACAGAGATGATGAGGAAGAAATGAGAAAACTTATTAAAACTTATGTGGCTACATTAGCCGAGATTAATAAGCGTATGGAAAAACTTTCCAGCGAATTTAAAGCATTTAAACTTAGTGCAGAAAAAGAGCCTGTACATAAAACACAAAAATCAATCAAAGAAGTTGCTAACAGAGGTGACTTCAAATTAAAAATGATTCGTGATTTTGAAAAACTAAACAGTATTTAAAAATTAAAAAAATGAATAAACAGAAATTAAATTTCGCTTATGATTTAACAAATCTCCCAACCTACAATTCATATGGTTCGGATATGTTAATTAAAGCAGTTTTGGGATTGACTCTTCCAAAATATGCTACGGTAAGACCTAATTTGAAAGGTACTACCGAAAAAGTTGGTTTCGTAACAAACGACGTTTATTTGCAAGATTTATCTTGCGGATTTAACCAATCTGGTACAACCACCCAAAACCTTGTTACCGTTGATTTGTGTAACAAAAAAGTAAACCAAACTTTGTGTCCTTATTCTTTATATGACACATATCTTTCTCAATCTTTGAGTGATGCGAACTTCCAAGAGAATGTTCCATTCGAAGAAGTAATTTTGGAAGATATCTCTAACAGAATTGCAAACAAAGTTGAAAAAGCATTGTGGAGAAATACAACCGCAACTGGTGCTACTGAATTTAACTCTCAGTGTTTCAATGGTGTTGAATACTTGATTACCTCTGGTAACGGTGCAACACAAATTGCATACACAGGTGCTACTTCAAGCAACGGTTTGGATGTATTCACCAAAATCTATGAAAACATTCCTTCCAACGTATTACATCGTGATGACCTTGTCATTTACTGTTCTTACGCCAACTATCGTGGACTTGTTTCAAGCATGAGAAATTCTTCTTTTGTTAACTTGTTTACAATGGATAGTGCAGGTGTCGCAACCGGTGAAGAATGGTCGTTGATGTTACCTGGTACCAATGTAAGAGTAATCCCAACCGTAGGTCTTGATGGTGTGTCCGCATACTACGCCGGTCCTGCTGGTTACTACTTGTTCGGTATGAATTCCGAGATAATGACTGTTAAAGCTGTCTACGACCCGTTCGAGGATATCGTTAAAATCATGGCCAATGTAACTTATGGTCTTGGTGTATTCGACGTAGCGTCTTTCGCAATCTGCAAATAATGCATAAACCTTAAAATTAAAAATTATAAAAAACTATGAGTTGTTATATTTCGAGCGGTCATACATTAGATTGTCGTAATGCAAGTACTGGTGGTGTTAAAGCCCTTTGGGTTTTAGGCGGAGCTGGTAATGCAATTACAGGTGTAACATCAACTCAAACAGGTGGCATCACTGCGATTGCGGGTACAGGAACATTTTACAAGTACGAACTTGTAAAACAGTCTTCTTCGTTTACTGAAGAACTTCAGGTGAACGAGACAGCCCAATCAGTAGTATTTGTCCCAAGTTTAGTTGTAACATTACCTAAATTAGACCAAATTTTACGTACAAAATGGTTTGACCTTATCAAACCCAATGATTTAATAATCATAATTGAAGACAATAACGGTCGTTATTGGTTGGTTGGCCAAGAAAATGGTCTTACCGTAAGTGCTGGTTCCATGTTAATGGGTCAGGCTTACAACGATGCCAACGGTGTGACATTTACTATGTCAGGTGGTGAACCTAATCCAAGCATGGAAATTGATGTGACCACTACCCTCCAAGCGGTCATGACAGGTATCACTGTTCAATAATTGGAATTAAATCTGATTAAAAACCCTCGAAGAAATTCGGGGGTTTTTTTTTATATTATTGAAAAAATAAAAATATTTCGTATATTTATGTTATTGAATGTTGGTCATATCAAAACCCTGCTAATTCTTAATGAATAGCAGGGTTTTTTGTTATAAATCTGATTTTCTTCTTCAAATTAGGTATTTATTATAGATGTTTTCAATTAATAATACATTATATGCGTATTATATAATCAAACAAGTTTGTTTTGATATTGATTTTAATGAGTGTCAAATTCTCATTGAATTCGGTGATGATGAAATACAACGTAAATGTTCAATAGTTATAAACTATCCCGCCAAAAGCGATAATAATATAACAAATGAAAATTTAATAAAATTTGTTGAACAAGAATTAAATAAGTATAAAATATGATATATCTTTCTGGTGACACAACAGGTCAAACCATGTATTTAACTTGTTCGAGGAATAAGTTATTATCGGGTACAGTTTATTATCTTTTTAATTTTAAACATAAGGTAACCAACCAAATATGGAGAGCAATACCTTATCGTATTCCACCCAGTGTTAGTTATCTTCCCGCAGAAGACCATTTTAACATTGATGTTAATCCAAATGCTGCAGAAATATATACGGGAACATCAATAACCAATGTTAATCTTCATTTAATTCCTGGCGAATATTATTTATTGGTTTATGAGCAAACATCATCAACGAATTTAAATCCAATCAATTCTTATAATGTTGTAAACGAAAGTATATTACGTGTGACAGAAAATATAACATTTGAAACTTACGATAGTAACACAGGAAATACATCAAATAACTTATCAGAAATACAATTTAAAGTATATGAAAATACATAGATTAGACTTTTCAAAATATGACACAACTGAAACTTTCATTGAGGTCACAGAAAATAAAAATGAACCATATATTCGATGGGGTGCAAACAATATGTACCCTTATGAATTATTGAGATTAACAGACGTTTCTCCAATTCATAACGCATGTCTTCGTTCCAAGATTGATGCAATTGTGGGAATGGGATTTGAGAAAAACTATATGATGAATGAATCTGATTCATTGAATTTTTTGTTTAGAAAAATGGTCTTTGAATATATGGTGACAGGTAATTTATTTTTGGAAGCAGTATGGAGACGTGATAGAAACGAAGGTTTGGCGGGTGTTCATATTTTACCAGCAAAATACATGAGGGTCGGAAAAGATGATAATTATTTTTATTGCAGAGAATGGTGGAAACCAACCAAAAAAAATGTGATTGAATTTGCGAGTTTTAATTCTGAAGATAGAGAAAATCGTCAAGTAATCCACATAAAACAAGAACACGCTGCATTTGATTATTACGGTTGTCCTGATTGGATTAGTGTTATCAATGACGTTAAATTAAATGAACAGATATCTGTTTTCAATTTACATAACATTAAGAATGGTCTAAGTCCATCATTGTGGGTTCACTTTAATCAACAACAACCTGAAAGTGAGAATGAACAATTCCAAGTGTTGCGAAAGATTGAAGAAAGATATCAGGGTGCAGAGAATGCGGGAAGGGTAATTATAAGTTATGGCGAGTCAGAACAAAAACCGGAGATTACTCAAATCCAAACCAATGTTGAAGATGGTTATTTCAGTAGTATCTTTGAATTGGTACAAAGACAAATCATGAGTGGTCATAAAATTATCGATGGTGCAATCATCGGTTTACCATCACCACAAGGTTTTTCTTCATCTGCAGACCAATTAACCACATCGTATAATTTATTCTTATCAACAACAATTAAACCATTTCAAAAGTATTTAATAGGAGAACTAGATAACATTGTTAAACTAATACATTTGGATGAGAATGTTGATTTAAAAATAATACAAAACAAAATTTTAGAATAATGAATAACATATTATTAATATCAGAGAATGTATTAAAATCTTATAGTTACATTGGTGAAAATGTTCAAGCCAATGAATTAAGATATTCAATTTTAACCAGTCAAAATATTGAAATCCAAGAAACACTTGGAACAAAATTATACAATAAAATTTTGGATTTGGTTGATAATAATACAATCAATCAAGCCGGTAATATTCATTACAAAACTTTATTGGACAAATATATCCAACCCACTTTAATTGGGTTTTCTATTTATCGTGCATTGGATAATTTCATTGCAAAATTCTTATCAATTGGATTGGTATCAAATAGTTCTGAACAAGGTCAAAAGATTGAATTCAAAACATATCTTCAACTAAAAACAAATGTTAAAGATGATGCTGAATTTAATAACAATATGATGAGAAGATATCTTATATTTAATTCAAATCTTTTTCCCGAATATACGGATAACCAAAAGGAACAATTGCAACCAAGTCAAAATACTGCGTTCAAATCACCTATTTCAATGCCAGGTAATTGGGGTTGGTTTGATGAAAGAAATTGTCCCTATCCCGCTTGGTACGGTCACGTAACTAATTCTTAATATGGACCAAATACCAATATCAGAAGTTATTGTTGCAATTATAACCGGTGTAATTACTTGGTTTACTGCCGGTAAATTTCAAGCCACGACAAGTGAAATACAAAATGCAAGAGAAGTCTTACAAATGTGGCGCGAGACTAGTCAACAACAAAAAGAAGAAATTGAAAAATTAAAAGAGGATATTGTTAATATGGGCACCAAGATATTTGAAATGGAAAAACATATGGCAAAACTTGAGGGTGAGAATCATTTTCTGAAAGAAAAGTTAAAGGAACTCAACATTAACCTTTAAAACTTATAGAATTTCTTCACCAGATTAATCAGGTTGAATTATTTTTTGTTTTTGGTATCAGTATACCACCTAACAAAAATAATGTCTTATTCGTCAAGTTTTAGATGTCTCCAACTTTTACCGTTAACAATGTTGGAAACTGTTCGTTGGTTCACACCTAATTCTGTTGCAATTTCTTGTTGGGTTAAATTACCCGTGTTATAAAGGTAGTGAATATCTCTCACTTGGTCTTCTCTTAGTTTACTGCGACCATGATTCTCGCCATATCGATGTTTAGGGTTTTTCATTTTTTTTGTTTTTAATTGGTTACACTAAGAGGTGAGGTGTTCATTTTATCAAAGATTTCCTTCACTAACGTTCGGTTGGGAAATCATTTCTCTATACTTCTCACACAATTGTTGTTGCGACATAGTTAATTGTTTGCCCATGATTAATGGTAATCTATCTTCTTGATTATTTTTGATGTATTCAAATAATAAATTTTTATCAATTTTATAAAATTCATTTTGCAATTGATATTCTATATCAACTAAATTTTGTTTTGCAACAAATCCATCAACTTTTTTTGGTAATGGAATTTCATCTTGAATTTTGATACCCAGTTTATAAGCATTTTGCTTTTTATATTCTTCAAAATATTTTTGGTATTGTTCTTGCGTGTATTTCATTTCTTCATCATTTGTATTACAAATATAATTATCTTTTTCTTTATTTTCAAATTTACCCAGTATAATACTAGTATTTTCTTTATTATCTGTTTCTTTATTATCTGTATCTTTAATCTTAGTATTATTGTGTACCAATTCCCGGTATACCGGTTCTC